GCTGCGCCTCATGGATTAATTACAGGTAACAGAGTATCTATATCAGGGGCAACACCTACTCAATTTAACGGTATTTACAGAATAACGGTAACAGGTGCTTCTACCTTTACTTATACGATGGCAACTGCCCCTAGTGGTAATGCTACCGTCATGGGAACATATACGGTTAACGGCATAACTGGGGTAAACAGTAACACATTTGTTAACGTCAACTTATTTAAAAATCGTCTATATTTCTGTAAAAAGAATAGTTTAAGTTTTTATTATTTAGACGTGACAGCTATATCAGGCCCAGCAACTGAGTTTGCATTAGGGGCTTTTTACCGTAATGGTGGTTATTTACAGGCAATGGGTACATGGACGCTTGATGCTGGTTACGGTGTGGATGACTTTGCTATATTTGTCAGCTCGATGGGTGAGATTATTGTTTATCAGGGTACAAACCCTAGTGATCCGACTAATTGGGCTATGAAGGGTTTATGGCAAATGGGTCAAACCTTTAGCCGTAGATGTTTCTTTAAGTGGGGCGGAGATATACTGTTATTGACTCAGGATGGCCTTGTTCCTTTGACTGCTGCGCTTCAATCAACTCGATTAGACCCTAGAATTAACCTAACTGACAAAATATTCTACGCAGTTTCCCTAGCGTGTAGTGAATTTGGTAATAATTTTGGCTGGCAAATTAACTTTTTAGCTGAAGCCAATATGTTGATATTGAATATACCTACGAATGACGGTATAGAACAGTATGTAATGAATACCATCAATAAGGCATGGGCTAGATTCACTAATATTCAGGCTAATTGCTTTGAAGTTGCAGGTGATACCAAGATGTACTTTGGCGGTAACGGCTTTGTAGGTTTATTCTTTACTGGATATTCAGACAATGACGCAAACATCATTGGAAACGCACAACAAGCATATAACTACTTTGATAGTCGTGGTCAATTAAAACGCTATACATTGGTTCGTCCTATATTTCAAACAGATCGAGGTATGCCTACGGTACTCTGTGGTATTTCTACCGACTTTGATACCGTTCCCTTAGTTAACCAATTAGCGTTCAACCCAGCCACTATTAATACAGGTGTGTGGGATACGGCTAAGTGGGATCAAAATACTTGGGGTGGTGGCTTAGTGGTCACTAAATACTGGCAGGGTGTAACAGGCTTAGGATTCTCCGCATCAATTAACCTTAATGTTGCTTCACAAAACATTGATTTTCGTTGGGCTTCTAGCGATTATGTAATGGAAAATGGGGGAGTTCTTTGAGGAGAGTTACTACTGAGAATCAGAAATACTTGGGGGATTGGTTAGTAAGAATAATGAATCACCCCTTGCCTGAAGAAACGGTATGTATCGGTCAAGAGATAGATGGAAATATAGCAGCAGTCGTTGGTTTTAACAATTTTATGCCAAATGCGTGTCAGATTCATATTGGTGCTACAGACAGTAACTGGATAAGTAAAGATTTATTATGGGCTACGTTTGATTACCCCTTTAATAAATTAAATCTTGGGGTTATAATAGGTCAAGTATGCGCTAATAACGCAGACGCACTAAGGTTAAACCGACACTTAGGCTTTAAGATTGTAGCTGAAATACCCGATGCTCATATGGATGGGGATTTGGTAATTATGACTATGAGGAAAGAAGATTGTCGGTTTTTAGACATCCAATGTCCTCTAAGAAAGTTTAAAGGAGAATGATATGGGTGGTGGTGGATTTTTAGGATTAGGGCCTGCGCCAAGTGCGCCTGCTGCTCCCGATTACCGAGCTGCTGCACAAGAAACGGCTGCTGGTAACTTAGATGCGGCAAGAGCTGCTGCTGCTGCTAATCGTGTTAGTCAAGTAACTCCTTATGGAAACCTAGATTATTCTCAAAATGGTGTTGATCAATACGGCAATCCTACGTGGACAGCTACTACTTCTCTTTCTGATGTTGGTCAACAGTTACTAAACAATCAAAATCAAGCTAGTTTAGGCTTAGGTAGCACAATTAATTCAGCTTTAGGCCGTACTCAAGAAATGATGGGGCAAGGATTTAATCCTAATTTACCTCAAGTTGGTATTAATGCAGGTCAAAATTACCAAGATGCTGCAATGCAACGTCTTGCACCTCAATTACAACAAAGTCGTGAGGCATTAAACAACCAGTTAGCTAATTCGGGTATACCTGTAGGTTCTGAGGCTTATATGAGAGCGCAGATGAGTCAAGCTCAAAAAGAAAATGACTTATTGGCTGCTAATACAACGCAAGGTTTTAATACTGGTTTAGCTGCAAATCAGCAAGCGTATAACCAAGCTCTTACTAACTACAATATGCCTCTTAACACATTAAGTGCATTACGTAGTGGTTCACAAGTTCAAAATCCTACGTTCCAAAATGCCCCACAACAAGCTACTACTTCAGGGGCTGATTTACTTGGGGCTTCTCAAATGGGCTATAACGCTCAGATGGGTGGATTTAACGCTGCTAACGCTGCACAAGCAAACTTTAATAGTGGATTAATGGGTCTTGGTGCTGCTGGAGTTATGAAATATTCAGACATACGCACCAAAGAAAATATCAAACCTATTGGCTGGTTACCTAACGGATTACCTGTTTATGAATACGAATATAAGCCTGAATGGAAGGCCGAAGCTGGACATGGCAAGTTTATTGGTGTAATGGCTCACGAAGTTGAAGAAGTCCAGCCTGAAGCTGTTATAACTAGACCTGATGGATACAAAATGGTTAATTATGGAGTGCTAAATGCCTAATCCTTACACAAATATGTATATGCCTAGTGGGTTTGAACAAAGTCAACAAGGTTTATCCCCTGTTTTTCAGAATATTGCTCAACAACAAGCTATGCAAAATGCTGCATTACAACAGCAAAATCAGCAAGTACAACAAGCTGGCATGACGCAAAAACAAGGTGGGCCTAATCAAATGGCTATGGCTCAAGCATTAAGAAATCAAAATGGTGTAAGTCCTATGCAAAATGCTCAAGCGTACATGAATTCTAAATTTGGTCGTGATCCTTTACAACCTGATCTTGGTCAAGGAGCTGATGTTGCTCAACAATATTACGGTTCTGACTATAATCCTAACGCTGGATGGAGTTCATAATGGCTGATCAATTTGGAAATTTAGGTACGTTATCTCCTGAAGATTACCAACAGCAACAACAGATTACTCGCCAGCAACGCATGGCTGAGATGTTGATGTCGCAAAATCAACAGCCACAGGGTCAGATGGTAAGTGGTCGTTTTGTTGCACCTAGTTTAGTACAACAGTTAGCACCTTTAGCTAATGCTTATATGGGTAGAAAAGCAGGTGAAGATGTCGAAAGTAGACAAGCTAAGTTAGCTAATCTTATTCGTGGACAACAAACAGAACAAGCTAACAAGTTTACAGATTTAATGTATGGTAAGGCTGGTACTCCTGATGTTGAGGCAATGCCTGAGTCTATAACAACACCAACAGGTGAACGAGTTGCACCAAGAGATGTTATTGCTAGAGATGATATGGGTAACTTATTGCCTAACTTTGCTGTAAACCCTGCACAAGAGGCTGTAAAAGGTACAGAAGTTAAGGGTAATTTACTTGAAGCCCTTAAATTTGCACAGTCTACAGGTAATCCAACATTAATTGCACAAGTTCAAGAGCAATTAAAGCCATTTACTTTAACTGAAGGTGGGATTAGACAACAAATAAACCCTAGAACAGGGCAAACAGACACTATTGGACAAGGTAATGTTAAAAGAGAAACATTCCCACCTGATATTAGATCAGCAGGAATGAAATTAGGTTTTGGTACTGATCCATCAAAATACAATACTCAACAATTAGAGGCAATAGATAAGAAAATACAAGCTGACGAAATAGAAAAACGCAAAGCTGGTGCATCTCCTGTAACATTTAACCCATCTATTAGTATGGCTAAATCTGCATTAGATCAAGTCGGGCCAATATTAACTAAATCGGCAGAACAAGCAACAAGTGCAGTTCAGCAAATAGATACTGCTAATCGTTTAATTGGTGCAATAGATACTAACAAAGTGTTTACTGGTACTGGTGCTAATGTTAAAGTTGCTTTGACACAAGTTGGCGATGCTCTAGGAATAGCAGGCAAAGACTCACAAGAGAAGTTAGCAAACACACGAGTTGCAATACAAAGTTTGGCACAATTAACATTGCAAGGCAGACAACAAATGCGTGGTCAAGGTGCTATTACTGAAAACGAGGGTAAATTAGCTGAACAAGCAATGAGTGGAAAAATAGACTTTACAGCAGCAGAACTAAGAATTCTTGCAAACGCTGCAAAACGATCAGCAGAATATACTTATCAACAACATGAAAACAAACTTGAAGCATTAAGAAAAGACCCTAATACTGCTGGTGCTGTGCCATATTTTGCAGTACCACCAATGCCTGATGCTAGTGTTTGGAGGATAAAATAATGGGTGCTAAAGAAAAAACTTATACAGTAGTTGCACCTGATGGTAAAGAAATAGAAATTATCGGGCCAGATGGTGCTACTGAAAGTGAGGTAATTGCTCAAGCAAAAAGATTATATAATCCAAGTGCAAAACCTGAACCAGTTTTAACAGATCGACAAAGTTATATGCAGAATATGTTGTCTGCTGTGCCTCCAAGCCAACAGTTTGGTGCAGCTTTGATGACTGGTTTAGGTGGTGAAACTATTAAAAATGTAGGTGCTTTAACTGAATTAGTTAGCCCTAAATATGGTCAGCCAATTACAAAATATGGTCAAGCCATGACTGATGTATCAGAACAAATGAATCCAATATCATCTTTTGCTGGGCAAATGGGTTCGTATCTTTTTCCTACTAGTATAGCTAGTAAATTAGCATCAAAAATAGCACCAGCAGCACAAACTTTATTGCCTAATATGTTGAGATCAGGTGGAGTTGGTGGAACTGTTGCATTAGGAACTACTCCTGGCTCTGTTGAAGAAAGATTACCTGAAGTAGGAATAAATACTGCTGTTGGTACTGCTTTGCCTGGAGTTGGAAGGGTTCTTGAAGAAGTTGGTAAGAAAATATTACCTAAAATAGCTGATGCACCAACTGCTGAGTTTCTATCTAATAAAGCAACAGAATTATTTACTAAAGCTAAAGATTCTGGTGTTGTATTAAATACAAAAGATTTTGCTAATACCATGAAAACTATTGGTAAAGATTTGCGTAATGAAGGTTATGATGCTGAGTTATATCCTAAAGTTGCTAAAGCATTGAAAAATCTACAAGATGCTAAAACTCCCAAAGATTTTACAGAATTACAAGTGCTTAGAAAGTTTATACAAAATGCACAAGCAGGTGCTGGAGATAATGTAGAACGAAAAATAGCTACAATGCTTAAAAATGAGTTTGATAATTATGTTGCAAATATTCCTGAATCATCAATTAAAAGTGGTTCAAAAGAAGGATTAGCTGTTTGGAAAGAAGCTAGAGATACTTATTCAAAGATGAGCAAAGCAGAAGTATTTGAAGATATGCTTAAAAGAGCAGAACTCGATAAAACAAAATTTACTCAATCAGGTGAAGAAAATTCTTTAACTATGCAATTGCGTAATTTAGCTAAGAATCCTAAAGAAATGCGTTTATTTACTGCTGAAGAACAAAAAGCAATTACAGAAGCTGCAAAAGGTGGAAATATACAAAATACTTTACGATTTATTGGTAAATTTGCACCGACAAGCGTTATAAGCACAAGTTTAGGTGGTGGTACAGGTGCAGCAATAGGTTCAATGATTGGTGGTACTGGTGGAGCAGCACTAGGAGGTGCAATCGTACCTGCAATTGGTGGTTTAGCACGAGGAAGTGCTACAGCAATGCGTAAGAATCAACTAGAAACACTAGCAGAGTTAATGAGATCAGGTGGCAAAGGAACTGATTTGCAATCACGAGTAAACTTAACTCCTGAACAAAGAAATTTAGTAAGGTTATTAAATCAAGGTACATCCTTACAACAAACAACGCAAGGAGAATAGATAATGTCACGCAATGGATCGGGTACATATTCGTTACCAGCAGGCAATCCTGTAGTAACAGGTACTACAATATCATCAACATGGGCAAATACGACATTAAACGATATTGCAAGTGCATTAACAGGATCAGTAGCAAGTGATGGTCAAACACCAATGACAGGAAACCTTGCAATGGGTGGAAATAACATAACAAATGCAGGAACTATAACAGCCGTAACAGGCATCTTTGGAGGATCATTCTAATGGCTCAGACTAACTATACACCGATAAGTCTGTATTATTCTACGACTGCAAGTGCAGTTCCTACTGCAGCTAATCTTGTCCAAGGTGAACTTGCTATAAACACAAACGATGGAAAACTTTACTACGAAGATTCAGCAGGAGTAGTACGAGTATTAGCAAGTAAATCTACAGGTTCAATAGGTGGTTCTACAACTCAAGTTCAATATAATTTAAGTGGGTCATTAGCTGGTAGTGCTAATTTAACTTTTGATGGTACAAATTTAACAACTGGTGGTTCAGAAACTGCTGCTCGATTTATTCCAACAGGTTCAACAGTAGCAACTAATGGAATGTATTTACCAACAACCGATACTTTAGGTTTTAGCACTAATAGTGGTGAAAGAGTACGCATAGATGGTACAGGTTTAACTGGCATAGGCACTACAACTGCCACAAGAAGATTACAAGTTGGAAGTGGTGCTGGAGACCAAAAAACTGCAATCGGTCAATCTTTAATTTGTTTAGCAGCCAATTCAGGAAATCTTGGCTATGTTAATGAAGTTGGATTTGGTGGTAATGGTTCAACAAATGTTCAATGTGCTATTGGAAGTATAGTAACTAGTGCAACATCAGCAGGATATGCAGATTTATATTTTGCTACAAGAAGTGTAACAACTGATACTGCACCAACAGAAAGAATGAGAATTACTAGTGCTGGTTTAGTCGGTATAGGTACTAGTAGTCCTGCTTTTTTAACAGAAATAGTTGGTGGTGCAACAACAGTAGAAACCACTTTGTTACAGGTTAGGTCAAATGCTGGTGGAATTGGTACAGGTAGCACTATTGCATTTGCTAATTCTACAAGTACAACATCAGGTTCAGGTCGAGTTGAGTTAGCTGCAATTAGAACTACTTCTAGTGGTGGTTCATTTGTAATTAGAACTGGCGATGATAGTGGAACAATTCAAGAACGGATGCGAATAGACTCTAGTGGGAATTTGTTGGTGGGTACTACAAGTCAATTAGGCACGGGAAAAGTTGGGTTTTTGCAGTCTGCTTCTGGGCAAGTTTTGACAATGCAAAGCAGTAATGCAGCACCTTATGGAATTGCTTGTCTTTATACAGGTGCATCTCCAAATAGCACAATTTCGCAATATCTTTATTGTGATGATACTGGTGGTTTAAGAATGGAAGTTCGTTCTAACGGAGGTATTGCAAACTATACGGCAAACAATGTAATTCTTTCTGATCGTAGAGAAAAAACTAATTTCACTCCAGCTACTTCTTACCTTGACAAGATTTGTGCAATTCCTGTTCAAACATTTAATTATATTGACCAAAATCTTGAAGAAGATGGTGGTTTAACTTTAGGTGTTGTTGCTCAAGATGTTCAAGCTGTTGCACCTGAATTAGTTAGCGAGGGTAATTGGGGAACAAAAGAAAATCCTAAAATGCGTTTAGAAATCTATCAAACAGATATGCAGTACGCATTAATGAAGTGTATTCAAGAACAACAAACATTAATAGAATCATTAACAACACGATTAACTGCGTTGGAGAATAAATAATGGAAATAACATGGTCAGTAGCACAATTAGATAGAAATACAAGTGATGGTTTTGTCAATACTGTTCATTGGCGAGTAAACGCTATAGATGGTAATTTAAACGCATCTTCTTATGGAACTGTAGGATATACCCAAGAAGAAGGAAAAACGCTTATACCTTACTCTAATTTGACTGAAACAGCAGTTATAGCATGGGTGCAAGAAAGTTTAAATAAAGCGACAGTAGAGGCATCATTAGCACAACAGATTGAGTCATTAAAGAATCCTGTTACTGCTAGTGGATTGCCTTGGTAAGATTTTTAACCAACCTAGGAGTATTAAATGAGTGAACACACGAAAAAAACTCAAATAACTGTAGATGATGTAACTTACAATTACGAGGATTTAACACCTGAACAACAGAAATTGTTTAGACATTGCGTTAGTTTAGATTCAAAAATAAACTCTGCAAGCGATAATCTTGAGCAATTACTTGGTGGTAAAGAGCATTTTATTAAGAAACTGAAGGATTCTTTAGAAAGTTAATATGAGTGAGATTGACCCTATAAAAGTTGGTGTTATGTGGCACAAAGTAGAGACTATGGAAAAAGAAATCTCTGAATTGCGTGCAGATGTCAAAACACTATTAGCAATGGCAGAACGATCTAAAGGTTCATTATGGGCTGGAATGATGATTGTCTCAGCATTTAGTAGTTTTGTAGGGTTTTTCTCTCATTACTTTACTGGTAAATAATGGACTTACTAGACACGATTAGTAAGTTGTCTAGTCTACTTATTGGATTCGTGACTTTAGTTATAGTATTAGCAAAGATGCACAATCAAATTAGTGTATTAGAGGAGAAAGTTAAATCTTTGTTTGACTTAATCAACAAAAAATGAATATTCAAGACATTTTAAAAGCTGTATTACCTATTATTGTTGCAGCATTAGCTTGGTTATTAGGTCAAGTATCAGACTTTTCTACACGATTAACTAAAATTGAAGGCCAAATGCCAGCTTTAATTACTAAAGAAGGTGTACCTACAGATAGCCCAATTAGTGCAGAACGCAGACATAATTTAAAAGAAGAAATATACAAAGATATTCACCAGTTACAAGTTAAGGTGCAACTGCTCGAAGAACGAGAGAAAATGGGGAAAAAATAATGTTTGGAATAGACGATATTTTGACTGTAGGGATGAAACTTGTCGATAAGTTTGTACCAGACCCACAAGCCAAACAAGAGGCTCAAATAAAACTGTTAGAGATGCAAAAGAACGGAGAGTTGGCTCAATTACAAGCAGATATGAACGAGCAACAAGAACTCACCAAGCGACAACAAGCTGATATGATGTCAGACTCTTGGCTATCTAAGAACATTCGCCCTATGACGCTTGTATTCATTCTAATGACATATACTACCTTTGCTATGATGAGTGCATGGGATATTGAAGTAAATAACAATTATGTAGAGTTGCTAGGTCAATGGGGGATGTTAATTATGTCATTCTATTTTGGTGGTAGAACGCTTGAAAAAATTATGGATATGAAGAAAAATGCTAAATAATTGGGATAAGTCGTTTGATATGGTTATTGCCCATGAGGGTGGATTTACTAATGATGAAAGAGACCCTGGCAATAAGTTACCTGATGGTCGCAAAGGTTCTACCATGTGGGGATGTACTCAAGCTAATTGGGAGAAATACATAGGGCATGAAGTAACTCAAGACGATATGAAGGCACTAAAGAAGGAAGATGTTAAGCCTCTTTATAAGCGAGACTACTGGGATGCAGTTAAGGGTGACTCCCTACCTGTGGGGGTGGATTATGCTGTGTTCGATTTCGCTATTAATGCTGGCCCATCGGCAGCTCGTAAGATGATCCAAAAAGCTCTAGGGGTAACTGCTGATGGTGCTATTGGCCCAGCAACTATGAAAGCGATTCAAGAGGCTGATGGTAAAGACTTATTAGAGAAGTTTAGTCATAGCAAAGAAGCCTTTTACAAGTCTCTACCTACATTTGGAACTTATGGTAAAGGATGGTTGAAGCGTGTAGCTGATGTACAAACATCTGCCTCAACCATGATTGGCTAATTACCAGAACCAGTTTTTAAATAACATCCACCAAGAAATCTCTTTTTTTAAGAGTGCCTCTTGTAGATTAAGCATATCTCGATCATTCTCAAAATATGCCCTAGGTTGGCAATTAATACCTATTTGTAAACCAGTCTTAGTCATGTATGGAGTCATGGTTTTGATACCAATCTATACATTTTAAACTTCCTACTTTCGTGCCATCTGTCCTCAATAATGTAACCTTTGGCTCTTAGTTCACCAACTCTGGTGCTTAACTTCATAGTCCCAGCTTTGTGTAGTGCATCTAAAGGACTAATCCATTTACTAAGTGCAATAACTATCAATTCGTACTGTTTCATTATGTTCTCCTAGAAAGGTGCATCATCTTGTATATCAGCTAAAGATTTAGGGAAAGCATCTTTAGGCTCAGGATCGTTCAAATAAGCAATCAAGCAACCATCTTTTAAACTAAATAATGGAATAGTCTCTAGCTTGAGCATGAGGCCATTCTTAGTCTCTAGGATGATTCCTATTGATTGATACTTCTTCTTTGACTTGCCATCTTTATCTTGATACTCAGATACTGCTGCTTTCAGATACCATTTGATTGCCATATTATTCACCTTTCATTAGACTTGCTTCAACTTCTACTTCATTCAAGAACTTCAAAACTTCTTCTTCCATCTTCTTAATAAATTCTTCTTCTCTCAATACTTCTTCAATATACAACTGTGATCGAGCTGGCATCCTTGGGTCAAATGAAACAAACCACACCGACTTAGCACCTGTACAACTCATTTGTGCTTGGATTTGGGTATAGTATTTTGATGGGCAACCATCCTTAAAGTATGACCAATGTACTGCCGATTGATATGGACATTTCAACTCCAGTAAACTATCCCCTATTACCCCATCAGGACTGCATCCAAAGTCTTTAATCGTAGGATGATCTACGAATGCTACTTGGTCTACAAACACATTATGAGCCACTTCAAACGCTGTTCTAGCAGTCTGTTCATTGTCCTTACCCCATTGCATTGCATCATTGGTATACGAGGTTTCTATAACCCCTGTAACCCTTTGTAACGCTAACTCAATTAAGTAATTACCTCTTGATGCTGATACACCTGTCTTAGTCTTAGCCATGACATCTGCTACACGACTAGCTGTAACCTTGCCTCTACGAATCTCTAGCCAAGCATCTGTTCCTTGTTCTACTTCTTTATATAATTCAGTCATCTGTCACTCCTTTCTTGTTTGGCAGCAATACACATTTCAGCAAACTTCTTAGGTATGTCTGGATGCCAACCACCTATAAGATTTGCACAGTTAAACTTAAAAACTTCTTCTTTACGACTTAGTTCAGTCATATAAATAATCATCCCACAAAATACAATCCACATTAATAAAACAAATAAAAAACTTTTACTCATATTAAATCTTCCTTTTTATATTTTTTTTTGATAATAAAAGCCAGTTTTCTAAGTGCTTTGCGTTCAATTTGCTCAACCTTAAACCTTGGTATTTCAAGAATGTAAGCAACTTCTTCTTGAGTAAAATGGTTATCACTTCTGTGTTCTTTCAAATTTTTCATCTAGTCTCTTTAGTAGGGATTCAAGGCGATGATTCCAAAGTTTAGAATCGACATTTGATGGCCATGTAACTAAGTACTCTTTAATTGTTTCAGTAACCAAGATATAATCTACCTCTTTTTGCTTGGATAATAAAGAGTCTATTTGTTCACTTATAGTCATACTAGTTCTGCCTTTCTTTTATCTTTGGCACGACTAATACGATCTATTGCAGCCTTATCCTTTGATAACTCTTTATACGCTTGACCATAAGCACCTTTTAAGGTATCAATGTCCAGGCACTCATTAATCATGTCGCACCAGTTCGTGCAGAGATCAGTTAGATCAGGAGTCTCCTCATCTATAGAATCACTTGGTATATCTTCACCAGCGTAAATATAAAGACCTAGACCATGTAACGCTATTGCCTTAGCTAAACATCGTTGCATAGCTGTGTTTACTGCAAATGAATCAGGGTTAGGCATAGACTTATTTTGATTATTCATAACAGGTAACTGTGCAGTCATCTTCTTACCAAATGCCTCAACTGTGCAAAACACCATCAAAGTATCATTAAAAGCCATTGGTTGATCGTAAGTCCAAGTAGCTAATGGGTCTAGTTGAAGTAACTGATCTACTGCCCAAGCCCAAGAAAGATAGGTAAATTTACCCTTTTTTTCTGTATGCTCATTAATGTTAATCTTGCGTAATTCTAGGTATTTGCTCATATTAATACTCCAAGTTAGCTTCATCCATCATGTTCATTTGTGCATGGATGAGTTGTGTGAAAATGCCATTTAATGCGTTTTTAGCTACATGACTACTGATAGGTTGTGCAGTTTCAAGATAATGTCTAAGCACATTAAGACTACCAAACACTTCATCTAAATCGTGATACATCTGATAGCAAGCCATGTCACCACGAGTATATTTCCTAGTTTTAGTCATTTAATTCTCCATTGTTAAATTCATATTCTGCTTGTTTTGAAGCTAATGTATAAGCATAGTCGTAGGCTTCTAAATAAATGTAATTGCCTAAACCAGTCATATCGTTTTCGTTTACGAACTCAGCGATGTGTTGATTTTCTTTAACTGTAAACTCAGCAACAGCCTCAGCAATTAAGTTAGCTGGTTTGTAGTCAGTCTTAATAAGTTGATTAATACGATTATCAATGAGTTCTTGTCCATCGTCAGATAGTGGGTCAATCCATAAGGTAGTCATTATTTAACTCCTTGTAGTAACCAGATTGTTAGTGCTGGGCCAAACATAACTGCAAATCCTATTAGTGCCTCTATAAATGTTTTCATTACTTATCCTTTTAAGATAAGACCCCGAAGGGTCTATGATTAGTTAATAATTTGAAATCCACATTTGAAATCAGGATGTGCAAGTAAATTGTGCTTTTTTGCAAAATGCACTAATTCATATTTGCTTTTCATAGATTTTGCAGACCTAATTAAAGACGATACAGATCGAGCAGCAGTATCAGTCATATTGTTATCAATATAGGTTTGTGCCATTTGTAACTCTTTGGTTTCATTCTTTGTCATCTTCATTTCCCTTTCGTTTCATTTATAAAATTTACTGCATGACTTAACTATAAACACACAAATATCACTTGTCAACACATTTTTAAAATATTTTCACATA